AGTCCTACCTATCTGCTTGGTTATTACTCATTAATGCTATACAGTCAGAATCTAAAGATGTATTCTATATAGCACCGACCTTTCAACAAGCCAAAGACATTATGTGGTCTATGTTGAAAGAATTAGGAAGAGATTTAATAACCCAAGCATACGAGAACACCGCAGTTCTTACTCTGATAAATGGTAGGAAGATATACTTAAAGGGCAGTGATAGACCAGAAACCTTGAGGGGCGTGGGCTTGTCATATGTCGTGCTAGACGAATATGCTTCTATGAAGCCTATTGTATGGGAACAAATCATAAGACCTACACTTGCTGATGTAAAAGGTAGAGCCTTATTTATAGGTACACCTGCTGGTAAAAATCATTTCTTTGATTTGTATCAAGACGCATTAGAAGATGAGGAAAACTGGGATGCGTTTCAATTCACCTCTATTGATAATCCTTTCTTACCACAAGAAGAGATACAGGCTGCGAGTAAGTCAATGTCCTCAATGTCGTTTAGGCAAGAGTTTGAAGCGTCATTTGAAACCTTTAGTGGTGGTATATTTAAAGAAGAGTGGTTTAAAGAAGATGAAGAACCAGATGAAGGTAACTATTGTATCGCTATTGACCCAGCAGGTTATGAAGATAGTGAGAAGGAAAGAAACCTTAAACGCTCTCGATTAGACGAAACATCTATTGCGATTGTTAAGATTGACCGTGATAAGTGGTGGGTTAAAGATATAATACATGGTCGCTGGAATATTAAAGAAACAGCTAAAAAAATTCTTGGTGCTGCGGTTAGGGTTGAGTGTAACTCTGTAGGTATAGAAACTGGAGCATTGCGTAATGCTATATTACCTTATTTGGAAGATGAAATGAGGACAGAAAACAAGTGGCTGTCGCTAATAGAGTTGCGTCATGGTGGTAAAAAGAAAACAGATAGAATAACATGGTCGCTACAAGGTAGAATGGAACATGGTCAGATAACATTTAATCCAGATAAAGACTGGAGAGCGTTTAAAAACCAAATGTTAGATTTTCCAAACAGGATGGCACATGACGATTTGCTTGACTCACTCGCCTATATTGACCAAGTAAGTGTCAGCGACTTCGCCCACACAATTGAATTAGAAGAAGAATGGAGTCCAGTAGATGATATTGCAGGATATTGAAGATTTAAATGATAAAGATTATGAAGATGTATTACAGTTTAGTGCTGATGAGTCTACCTTAAAGTTAAGGTATGTTGCAGCACTTTCTATTATTGCAAATTTTGCAAATGACATAGACCCTACTTTAGTACCCGATGATGAAAAAGTAGACTTATCTATATGTAAGATGATTATGGATGGTCATATTGAAATAGAAGAACTCATTGATACTATACATTAATACTGTGTTTTGTGTTATAATCGCAAGAATTTCTTAGGAATAAACTTTTATGCTTGACAAGAAAGAACAACAATACCAAGCCCTAGCTAGTTGGCTGAATTATAGACTGGATGGTTGGAGGGCACACCGAGAAATTAACTATACTTCCAAGTGGGATGAATATTATCGTCTATGGCGTGGTATATGGGATTCAACTGACCGAACAAGAACAGCAGAACGCTCAAGAATTATAGCACCAGCCCTACAACAAGCAATTGAATCCTCTGTTGCTGAACTCGAAGAAGCAACATTTGGCAGGGGAAAATGGTTCGACATCCAAGATGACATGCTTGACGCTGATAACTCAGAAGCAGAGTACATTCGTAATTTATTACAAGAAGATTTGGAAAAGACTGGTGTAAAAGACGCATTAGCAGAGGTATTTCTTAATGGTGCTATCTATGGAACAGGTCTTGCAAAGATTGTTGTCAACCAAACAGTAGAAAGAGCACCTTCAGAACAACCTGTTGAGGGTTCAATGACTGGTATGAGAGGTATTACAGAGTATGCGTCTATTGATGTTAAGATAGAACCTATATCTCCAAAAGAATTTCTTATTGACCCTGCTGCAAATAGTATTAATGAAGCATTGGGTGTCGCCCACGAAGTAATCAAGCCTAGATACCATGTAGTTCAGGGTATTCAATCAGGAGTATACCGAGATGTACCCCTTGATGGTGATTATGATACAGTTAAGATGGGCTTTGACTCAGAAACACGACAGGCTGATGAGTCTGATTCAGTTAAGATAACAGAATATTGGGGCTTAGTACCCAAGAGATTCCTTAAAGCCAAAGCTGACAAGGATGACTTTGAATATACAAAGAAAGATGAGTTGGTTGAAGCAGTAGTAACTATATGTAACGATGAATACATCTTGCGTGTAGAAGAAAACGCCTTTATGATGGAAGATAGACCCTTTATATCCTACCAACACGACATTGTACCCAATAAATTCTGGGGTAGGGGTGTGGCAGAAAAGGGATATAATCCACAAAAAGCATTAGACGCAGAAATGAGAGCAAGAATAGACTCATTGGCTATGACTACTACTCCAATGATGGCTGCTGACGCAACCAGACTACCAAGAGGAACTAAATTTGAGGTTCGTACAGGCAAAACTGTACTTACTAATGGTAATCCTAGAGAGGCACTCATGCCTTTAGACATGGGGCAAACAGACCCATCTACATTTAATCAAGTGTCTAGTTTACAGAACATGATTCAAATGGGAACAGGTAGTGCCGATATGGTTCAACAACAAGATACAGCTAGTGGTATGAGTATGATGCAATCTGCGTCTATTAAACGCCAAAAGCGTACTTTAATGAACTTCCAAAATACATTCCTTATCCCAATGATTAATAAATCAATGTGGCGTAAGATACAATTTGATGTCGAAAGATACCCTGTCAGTGATTATAAGTTTGTACCTTATTCTACTATGGGTATTATGGCTAAAGAGTTAGAAATGCAACAAATGGTGCAGATGTTACAAGCTATACCAAAGGATTCACCTGCATTTAATGTTATATTACTTGCAATGATGCAAAATTCTAGCATACATAATAGAGATGCTATTGTTTCTGGTTTACAACAGGGCGAACAAGTAGACCCACAGATGGCAGAGATGCAACAAATGGGAGTACAGCTACAAGTCCAACAAGCACAAGCTGAGATTAACAAAACAAACGCAGAGGCACAAGAAGAACAATCAAGAGCGATGTTACATCAAGCACAAGCTAGTGCATTACAGCAAACAGATGTAGATATGGCTGAAAAGCAGATAAAAATTGCTAAACTAGGTGCAGATGTTGAAAGACAGTTATCTGAAACAGCTAGAAATGTACCAGAAGTAGAACATCTTAAATCTGAAACAATATTAAACCTAGCTAAAGCTAGAGCAGAGGGAACTAAGTCTACTATTAGTCAAAGAGTACAGTGAAAACAGACGAACAATTCTTGATGGACAGAATGTCTATGATGGAAACAGATGGTTGGCTAGATTTAAAAGAAGATATGTCAAATTTAGAATCTAATATTACTAATGTAGATAATATTAATTCTGAGCAAGACCTTTGGGCAGTCAAGGGTCAGTTGCGAGTTATAAACTTTATATTAAGTTTAGAAACAGCAACTACAATAGCGTTGGAAGAACTCCAAGATGGAAATCCAACATAGTTAAACTTCATAACCCTATGAGGGCGGAGAAAAAATGAGTATAGTAGTAAATGACACACCAGCAGGAGAACCTGTAGAACAAGCAGTAGTAGAAGAAGCAGTTGAGGTACAAGCAACAGCAGAACCAGAAGGTAATGTAGTTGAAGAAACCACAGAAGTTGAAATACCTGCTAAATATTCGGGAAAAACTCTCAATGATGTAATTGAGATGCACCAAAATAGCGAACAGCTATTAGGTAAACAAGGAACAGAAGTTGGTGAACAACGGAAATTAATCCAAAGTTTACTTGAGGCACAGAACAAATCACAAACTACTATAGAAGAGCCACAAGAAGATGCAACTAGTTTTGAAGATACTTTTTATACTGACCCTGCAAAAGCAGTCAACTCAGCTATTGAAAATCATCCAGAAGTACTAGCTGCAAGAAAAGTACGAGCCGAACAACAACAACAACAACAGTTGAATGTTCTTGAAAAGGCATATCCAGACTGGGAAAATCGTGTCGCAGACAAGAATTTTCAAGATTGGGTAGGTGCTAGTGAAGTGAGGAAAGATATTTTCCGTAAAGCTGACACAGACTATAGACCAGACTTTGCTATTGAACTTTTTGATATGTACGATAAAATAAATATGGTACAAAAAACACAAGAAGTACAAAAGAAAGAAAAGGCTAAAGTTGATAAAGCATTACGACAAACTGTATCTGAAACTCGTTCCACACAATCTGTCGGTGGCAAGAAAATGTATAGGAGGTCTGATTTAATCAACCTTCAAATTACAGACCCCAACCGATATGCGTCACTTTCTGATGAAATTCAAGAAGCGTATGCAGAAGGAAGGGTTAAATAATCATTTAATGGAGAAGTAAAATGGCTTTAGGTTCAAACCAAGTAACGACTACTATCGCCAACAACTTCATCCCCGAACTATGGAGCGATGAAGTTATTGGTGCGTATAAGTCAAATCTAGTGGTTGCTAACCTAGTAACTAAGCTATCTCATAAAGGTAAGAAAGGTGACTCG